GCATTAGATGCATCATATACTACAGCTAAGACATATTTCAGTAACTGTGGTCCTAGAGTCGACGTATACTCTCCAGGTTATAACATAACAGGTGCATTTAGCACATTCGCCGGATTATCGTATGAGGGATATCCTCAAGGTGTAGCTGATCCAAGAAACTCGGGTTATTCTATTGGTAAAGTACCAGGTACCAGTCAAGCGACTCCCCAGGTTGCAGGTTTAGTTGCTTGTTTGCTAGAAGCATTCCCTACAGCTGGTCCAGCAGACGCACTTAGCTACATAACTTCTACAGCCAAGACCGGTCAAATGATCGGCGGTCAATTCTTTTATAACGGGTTCGACTACAGTAGTATCCAAGGTGGAAACAATCGAGTCCTTTATGCAAGTTTTCCAAGTTCGCCAGTAGCATCAGTTGCACTACCTTCAGTATCTGTTAGAACAGGAAGTCAAGTAAAGGTTACACCTATAGTTGGTTCGGGAGGTGTTGGTCAATTAACCTACACAATCGCTCCAACTCTACCGTCCGGTACTACATTCCAAGGATGGATTGAAGCTATACCCGGAAATACATCTTACGCATTTTTCCACGTTAGCTACAGCAACAACGGTAACTTGCTTCAAACCGGTGACTTTATTAGTGGTCCTGGCCTAACTGAAGGTACCTTCGTAGAATTCCCAACAGATGCTACGAAGAGCTCGTGGACCGTGCGACCTGGATACAGCGCCAATGTTGGTTCTGCTCTTTATCCTGTTGCTGTTAATAATGGATTCCATATCAATTCTCTCACAGGAGAGATTACTGGAAGGGTTGGTATAGATCGCACAGTAACTACATACACTGTTACGATTACAGGAAATAATATATCAACCAATGCGTCATTTAATTTAACTATTAATCCAGGAGCATCGCCAGCTTTAACTACTGAAGTTTCCTACGGAGCTGATTTATTACAACGATGTGATATATATCAACAACCTAATGTTACTCCGCAGGGAGTTATCATATGGGTACACGGTGGGGGCTGGAGCGGGGGCGCAAAATCACAATATGGATATGATTCTAGTCAAGGCGGTTATTGGGTAAATGATTATGATCAAATAACCCAATTGGCTAGACAAGGTTATATCGTTGTTAACTGTAACTATCGCCTAGCTACTGCTGATACTAATTATATTCCATCTGGTGGTACTACCAATAATTATTATCCGGCCGGGTCTGACGATATCGAAACAGTGATACGGTTCTGTACTATTCCAAATGCTGGTTCTTCGTATAGTGCTTTATGGAATCAAATTGTAAATGCCGTCAACACCTACGGATTGATAGTTGCAGGTGGAAGTGCAGGTGGACATTTAGTTGCTTATGCCGGAATGAAATACATTAACGACTACGGTGGTAACAAAATTACTGCCATATGTCCTATCGTAGGACCGATGGATCTTGATTGGGTAACTTTAAACGATGTATCGATAACACAAACTGCAAAAGATATTGTTGACAATTATGTCAATACCGCCAGTCCATACGCACTACAGGCGGCAAGTCCTAGATACATATACGGAACAGATAGTTCTCCAGGGTACGTGCATAGTGCGGTAAAAAATTCTAATGTAAAATGGATTTTTATCAATAACCTTAACGACACCTTAGTTGTTTCTGCGCTTACCAATAATTTCATTAATACATTACAAGCTGAATTAGGGAACAATAGAGTCACTTCAATTAAACTTAACGAAGGAAGCAAAGCATATACCGAAATCAATCATAATCTATCATCACCAATTTCGGTGTTAGTTGAAACTGTAGCAACTTTAGCGTTTGCCATAGTCCCAACAGTAGCCATTTCATCAAAACAAGTTACAGTAGGAACACCTACTTCGTTTACGCCTGTTACATTCACGGGCGGTAGCGGCATAAAGACTTATAGTATTTCTCCCGGTCTTCCTGGGGGATTAGTGTTTTATCCTAGCACAGGAACAATATCAGGTACTCCGTTATCTAGTTCACAAACTACAACATATAGTGTTACAGCAACAGATGCCGCAGGTAAAACTGTTTCTGCCACATTCACCCTAGCTGTATTGGCATCCGGTGGAGGCGGTGGTCAATTAGTTAATCACAACGATTGGAATCTATTACAAACTAAAGTAGCTACTGTACTAGGATACCCAGACGGTAACACTGTTGATGCAGGATGGAACCAAACATCTAGTATTGTTAGTAGTCAAGTCTATGCTAATTACGAGATTACCGGATCAGAGTTTAACACATTGGCGCAAGACGTTGATACATGCTATCAACATATCAATAACACTCGCTATCAACCATATTCTAGATCACCTACAACTAATCCAAAAAAAGATTATCTGGTTACACAAGCAGACTATGTAGAAATATCAGGAAAGGTTGACTATGTCTATTCCAATCGAACTACAGTTTCGCCAACTAAACTAACGTCTGTTACTTGGACTGCACAGACTGGTAATATTACATTTAATCAATTAGTGGGTTATTCGTACTATGTTGAATTTGCAAGCAATGCCGCTTTTAGAAGTTTCTGGAATGCAGGCGGCTCAATAAATTGGAAATTGGCATTTGGTAATACTGGCGGAAATCCAATCAGCCAAGGATGGACAAACATGCTAGGCAACATGGGGTCGTTTACACTTACTAGAGATTCATTTTATCAATCCGGGCAAGGCATATCATATCCTGCTACTATAGGATTAAGTGGAGGGGTCTATGGCGGCAATATGTTGGTAAATCCAAATCCTATTAGCAATCCTAGTACTACCAGGTCGGCTTTAGTATATGAAGCTGATGCAAACTATGGTGGGAATTTCTTTGATATGTTCCTTGGATTAGATAACGGCGATTTGTTCCAGGCAAAATCTATTATAGTAATCGTGGCGTTGGTAAACACATATACAGGAACTGGCGGGTCTAGCAATACATCATCGGGCAATGCGATGATAAGACAAACTCTTACATATCCTTTCAATAATCAGCCTATCGGCCAGACTCATGCGTATAATTACATAGACGGTACTACGAATTATTCTGCATCCTATCCAGGAATTGAGCCAAATAATCCATTCGTAACCGGACCATTTTAAAAGGTGAGTAATGGACGACAGATTAGTTAAAGCATTAGAACATGCAAACTATAGACAAACGTTAGGTATTGAAAGACAAAGATTAAAAGACAAAGCATACGCAGATCTGATCATCGGGTATAGTGGAGGTATGTTTACTGTTGATCGAACTCTTATTGGGTTCATCAATTCTATTAAAGAATATGGATCAGCTGTTATCTTAGATGACAACGGTTATCCTGTTCAAATTGAGGATCTTGAAGACTTCCAATCTCGAGTGGTTAGCACTTATTTTGAAGTTACAAATAGATACCTAACAGACTATAACGAAATCAAACAAAAAAGAACTGCGGCTAAACTGGTAGACCTATGAACCGAGGATGCTGTATTTTTGCCTTCAACGGCGATATCGACTATGGCTCTCAGGCTGTTTTAGCGGCCAGTGCAGTTAAAAAATATCTCAATATACCAGTAAGTCTTATAACAGATGTCAGTACGGCTGAAAGCATTGATACTAAAATCTTTGACCAAGTTATCATCACAAGCATAGAGCAGTCTAATAATTCGCGTGTGCTGTCCGGAAACACTATTGCATTTAAAAACACCAATAGAAATAAAATCTACGATCTTACTCCTTATGATAGGACACTTTTAATAGATAGTGATTTTTTAGTGTTTAGTGATAGATTAAAACATTATCTAAACAGCAACTATGATTTTATGATATGCGAAGACATGAAAGATCTATGTCCAGGCAGGCCAGGGTCGTCAGTGTCCTTTGGAGCAAACAGTCTTCATATGTTGTGGGCTACAAATATCATATTCAACAAGACTCCCGAAAATAAAATATTTTTTGATCTAGTAGATCACATCCGTGAAAATTGGCAATGGTATGGAACTCTTTATCACTTTGATACTAGACGATTCCGAAACGATTATGCGTTCACAGTTGCATGTCTCATTATGGGAGGGTTTGGTGCCTATCAATATTACACAGCATTACCTAGTCCACTATTATTTAATGATACAGATTCCCTAGTAAGTATAACAGAGACTTCCCTAACGTGGGTAATGAGCGATGAAAATATACTTGCTAGGACAACTAATCAAGACATTCATATGATGAATAAGATAGAACTAATAGAAAAGAAAGATACGTTGGCTAATTTATATGATTGAAAAACTATTAGATAAAGGCTATTTTATGATAGCCAATAGCACTAAAGAGACAAACTATCTTAGGTTGGCTTACATTACTGCATTGACCATAAAATTAACTCAACCCGAAGGATTTAATAACGTAAGCATTGCTACGACAAAGGTAAAAAATGCACAGGCTTTAAAATTATCTTGGGTTTTTGATGATATCATTGACTATGTAGGTCCTAAAGGAATGAATGCTAGATCGCGGGCATATGAGCATACTCCGTATAAAGAAACAGTTTTTATTGACAGTGATTTTTTATTCCTTAACGATGTAAGCCATTGGTGGCCTTATATGCAGAAACATGACCTATGGTGTGCTACTCGTCCGATGACATTTAGAGGCGATACTATGACCAGTAAGTTTTATCGTAAAACATTTACTGATAACAATTTGCCAGATTTTTATTCGGGATGGTTATACTTTAAACAGAGCAGAGAGACATCAAAGTTTTGGGACATTATGCGAGCACTAACTGATTATCCAGAAATTTGGAAAGAACAATTAGTTGACTGCGATTTTGAAAGTATACCCACAGACGAAGCATGCGCATTAGCCGCCAAGATGTTAGACATAGTAGAAGATATTAGTGACCCAAAGATGCCTTTTCCTAGATTTACGCATATGAAATCTAGGTCGCAAGGATTCATCGAACCTAATTGGTCTGATAATATTGCATTTCATTACAATAGCGATTTTAATGTAAAAATAGGTCCTTATCATCAACAAGACATATTGCATTACACACAAAAAGATTTAATTAGCGACAACCTAGTCAACATGCTAGAGGAAAAGGTATGGAACAAGTACAAAGATATTATGTAAAATTTAATGCCTCTACACTGGATATAAATTCAATGGGGGCTCACTATACTGATGATCCTGAATGTGTAATCTTAGAAGTAGAATGGGATTTAATAAAACCATTTTTTGTTGATTTCAAAAGCATACACGAGTATTATCCATTAATTGAAAATAATGTGATAGTAGGCTTTAGACGTAAACGTATGTTTGATAGCATGGTCGTAAAAAACGATGACCTCGAAACAATCAAATCACTTAGACCGTATGAAAATCATATTGCAGAGTGCGCTATCCTTGCTCAACTAAATGATAACGTTTTAAAGCTACACTACGATCAACACCATTTTGATAAATTAACCAATCAAGAAAACCTTAAGCGATTGACTTTAGTTAAGGATAAAGTGTATAATATACACATTACAGAAAAAGGTAATCCATATAATCTATATGATACCAAAGAAATACAAATAACCAACTTTATCGACGGAGTACCTATAGAGTTGCCTTACGACGGACCAAGGCCAATATCAGTTTATGTCATTACTAAAAATTAGTGAATTAGATTGCGTATTCATATCATATGATGAACCAAACGCAGAAATAAATTATGCCAGGTTGCTACAAGAGGCTCCTTGGGCAAAACGTGTTCACGGGGTTAAGGGTAGTGATGCTTGTCATAAGGCTGCGGCAAATCTTAGCGATACAGACTGGTTCGTTACCGTAGATGCAGACAACATTGTCAAACCTAAGTTTTGGGATATAGAATTAGACTTAAACAAGTATCCAAACGCACAAGCATTTAATTGGCCAGGACGAAATAATATCAACGGACTTCGTTACGGCAACGGCAGTATTAAAGTATGGCGGAAAGAATTTGTACTTAATATGAAAACGCACGAAGCCGCTGAAGAAGCCAAAGGTCAGGTAGACTTTTGTTGGGAAGCAGGCTACTATCCGCTTACCGTTAGTTATTCAGATACAATTATCAACACTACACCATTGCAAGCATGGAGAGCAGGGTTTCGTGAAGGTGTTAAGATGTCATTAGATAGGGGAGTGCGCTGTAAAGGCGATACTGCTAAAAAAGCTATCTGGTGGGAAAATTTACATAGACTAAAGATCTGGCTGAGTACCGGCAGTCACGCACAAAACGGAATGTGGGCCATTGCAGGAGCAAGGCAAGGGTGCTATCAAACTATGCTAACAGACTGGGACATTACCCGAGTACGAGACTTTGATTTACTCAAAGAGGAATTTGATACGATCGGCGATGATGTTGAGTATGCATGCGAATACTATGGCAAGAAACTACAACAGTTTTTTGAGAACAAGTTATATCTCTTAGATCATGCGCAAAGCGAAAACATGGTAGATCTATTTGACGAGTTTTACAGGCTTAATCGTGTATGATTTAATTTTTATCAGTTACGGAGAATTAAACGCTGAGGAAAACTATCAGCGTATAAAGTCACGGTTTCCATTAGCTAAACGTGTTAAGGATGTAACAGGTATACATCAAGCACATATCAAAGCGGCACGTATGAGCTTCACTGAAATGTTTTGGGTAGTCGACGGCGATGCACAGATACTAGACTCATTTGACTTTGATTACAAAGTTCCTGAATGGGATTTAGAGTGTGTGCATGTGTGGCGCAGTCGAAACCCTCTTAACAATTTAGAGTACGGATACGGCGGAGTTAAACTGCTTCCTAAAAAACTTACTATCAATATGGATTTATCAAAGCCCGACATGACTACCAGTATCAGTAAATTGTTTAAAGCTATGCCAGATGTTAGTAATATTACTGCATTTAATGTTGACGGATTTAGTACATGGCGTTCAGCATTTAGAGAGTGCGTTAAGCTATCTAGTAAGATTATTGACGGACAAGTCGATGCAGAAAGTGAAGCTAGATTAGATGCTTGGTGCTGTCTTAATACAGATGTGCAATTTGGCGCACAAGGATACGTAGGTGCTAATGCCGGGCGCGAATACGGTACTATAAACAAAGATAATCCAGATGCATTGTTAAAGATTAATAACTACAGCTGGTTAAAGGAACAATATGAAACGTCTTATACAGATATTATTAACTCCTTGGCAGTGGTATAAAGACCGCCAACGAATTAAAGAATTACGCAAACGCGATCCATTTATCTACAAATGATAACCTGGGGAATATCAGCCAATAGTCACAATGCGGCCGTTGCCGTGTTTGCGGACGAACATCTGATATTTGCTTCAGAGACAGAACGCTGGAGCGGAATTAAAAACGATCCTAATCTTAATAAGGATCTAATCTATTATCTAAACTCTCGTAACCTTACTCCCGATCGTGTAGTTTGGTACGAAAAGCCTTTACTGAAAACATTTAGGCAACTAGAAGCAGGGCAAGGTTGGCGTTATCAAGAAAACAATATTAAACGCTACTTAAAAGAATACTTACCAAGCACTCCTGTAAAGTATATAAGTCACCACAAGAGCCATGCGGCGGGCGGATACTGCACCAGTGGCTTTGATCATGCTTGTATACTTGTAATAGATGCTATTGGAGAATACGAAACGCTTACTATATGGAGCGGAGAAGGTAGCAAGTTAACCAAACTATACAGCCTAGAATATCCAAATAGTCTAGGACTTTGGTACAGCGCAATGACACAAAGATGCGGACTAATACCAAATGAGGAAGAATACATCCTAATGGGCATGGCCGCATATGGCGACCCTAAGAAACACTTTAACAGAATATTATCAGACTTCTTTAGTTTTCCCGACGATGAATGGAATCATATTTTTCGTTTGAAAGAAAATCTACATCGTGGATGCAAGTCATGGGCACTAGAACTTAACACAGAGCAAGATTTATTTGACATTGCAGCCGCAACACAAGCAGTGTATGAAACAGTCTTTGACCGTGTTCTACAATATGCTACAAAATTATCATCAAGCCGTAATTTAGTATTCATGGGCGGATGTGCGTTAAACTGTGTAGCAAACAAACTAACCGGCAAGTATTTTGATAACACATGGATAATGCCTGCCCCCGGAGACAGTGGTAGTGCTATTGGTGCTGTATATGCATCAAACCCGCATTGGCGAATGCAACCGCATGAATTCACTCCGTTATTAGGATATGATATCGGTAGTCACGTAACTAATTATGAAATAGTGTCCTATCTGGAACAAAATCAAATTTGTGGTCTCGCACGTAGTAAGGCAGAGTTTGGTCCACGTGCGTTGGGTAATAGAAGCCTACTTGCAGATCCACGTGGCAAAGACATTAAGGAAAAAGTAAATGCAATTAAACAACGACAACAATTTAGACCATTTGCTCCAGCAATTCTGGAGGAGCTATATGACACTTACTTTGATATGCCTGGCGGTTGGAGTAACAGTAGGTATATGCAAGTC